GAAGAAACCCGGAAAGACGGTAAGAAAATTGATTATCCGGCGCGTCCTCTGCTCGGCTTTACCGGTGAGGATGTGCAGATGATTGAAGAGATTATTCTGGCGCACCTCGACCGTTAGTTGTGCCATTCCCGACACCTCATCGTCACATTGCCGCCGGTATGACCCGGCGGCATCCTTCCCGTTATGAACACTCTCGCAAATATCCAGGAACTCGCGCGCGCACTGCGCAACATGATTCGCACCGGCCTTGTCGTCGAAACCGACCTTAACGCCGGTCGCTGCCGTGTGCAGACCGGCGGCATGTGCACCGACTGGCTTCAGTGGCTGACCCATCGCGCCGGGCGTTCGCGCACATGGTGGGCACCTTCCGTGGGGGAGCAGGTGCTGATTCTGGCCGTGGGCGGTGAACTTGACACGGCGTTTGTTCTGCCGGGGATTTATTCCGGCGATAACCCCGCGCCGTCTGCGTCGGCGGATGCCCTGCATATCCGTTTCCCTGACGGGGCGGTGATTGAGTATGAACCTGAAACCAGTGCACTGACGGTAAGCGGAATTAAAACGGCCAGCGTGACGGCTTCTGATTCTGTTACTGCCACGGTGCCGGTGGTCATGGTGAAAGCGTCAACCCGCATCACCCTGGACACACCGGAGGTGGTCTGCACCAACAGGCTGATTACCGGCACGCTGGAAGTACAGAAGGGCGGGACGATGCGCGGCAATATTGAACACACCGGCGGTGAACTCTCATCAAACGGTAAGGTACTGCATACCCATAAACACCCCGGCGACAGCGGCGGCACAACCGGGAGTCCTCTATGACAGCGCGTTATCTTGGAATGAATCGCAGTGATGGCCTGACTGTCACTGACCTTGAGCATATCAGCCAGAGTATCGGCGATATCCTGCGCACGCCGGTCGGCTCACGGGTGATGCGTCGTGATTACGGCTCATTGCTGGCGTCAATGATTGACCAGCCGCAGACCCCGGCGCTTGAGTTGCAGATTAAGGTCGCCTGTTACATGGCGGTGCTGAAATGGGAACCCCGCGTCACCCTGTCATCCGTCACCACTGAGCGCAGTTTTGACGGGCGAATGACGGTCACGTTAACCGGCCAGCACAACGACACCGGCCAGCCACTTTCGTTAACCATCCCTGTGAGTTGAAACCATGCCGATTATCGACCTGAACCAGCTACCCGCACCGGATGTGGTCGAGGAGCTGGACTTTGAAACCATTCTTGCCGAACGCAAGGCGACACTGATTTCCCTTTACCCGGAAGACCAGCAGGAGGCGGTTGCCCGTACCCTGACGCTGGAATCCGAGCCTCTCGTCAAACTGCTGGAGGAAAATGCTTATCGTGAGCTTATCTGGCGTCAGCGTGTGAATGAGGCCGCACGGGCGGTAATGCTGGCCTGTGCCGCCGGTAATGACCTTGATGTGATTGGTGCCAATTACAACACCACGCGCCTGACTATCACCCCGGCAGACGATTCGACCATCCCGCCGACACCGGCAGTGATGGAATCTGACACCGATTATCGGCTGCGTATTCAGCAGGCGTTTGAAGGTTTAAGCGTTGCCGGGTCGGTGGGTGCCTATCAGTATCATGGTCGCAGTGCCGACGGGCGCGTCGCAGATATCTCTGTCACCAGTCCGTCTCCGGCCTGCGTCACCATCTCCGTGCTGTCACGTGAAAATAACGGTGTCGCATCCGAAGACCTGCTGGCCGTGGTGCGTAACGCCCTTAATGGCGAGGATGTCAGGCCGGTGGCCGACCGCGTGACCGTGCAGTCTGCCGCCATTGTTGAATATCAGATAAACGCCACGCTTTACCTTTACCCAGGTCCCGAAAGCGAACCCATCCGCGCTGCTGCCGTGAAAAAACTGGAAGCGTACATCACGGCACAGCACCGGCTTGGGCGCGACATCCGTCTGTCTGCCATTTATGCCGCTTTGCATGTGGAAGGCGTGCAGCGTGTCGAACTGACTGCACCTCTGGCTGACATCGTGCTCAACAGTACGCAGGCGTCTTTCTGTACTGAATACCGCGTCGTGACCGGAGGCTCGGATGAGTGATTCGCGCCTGCTGCCGACCGGCTCATCACCGCTTGAAGTTGCCGCCGCAAAAGCCTGTGCGGAAATTGAAAAAACGCCGGTCAGTATTCGTGAGCTGTGGAACCCGGACACCTGCCCGGCAAATCTGCTGCCGTGGCTGGCGTGGTCATTTTCGGTCGACAGGTGGGATGATAAATGGCCGGAAGCGACCAAACGCGCTGTTATCCGCGATGCGTATTTCATTCACTGCCATAAGGGCACTATTGGTGCGATTCGCCGTGTGGTGGAGCCGCTCGGCTATCTGATTGAGGTGAGGGAGTGGTGGCAGCTCAACGAGGAGCCGGGGACGTTCCGCATCGTTGTTGGCGTGCTTGAGCAGGGTATTACCGAGGAAATGTATCAGGAGCTGGAGCGTCTCGTTGCTGATGCAAAACCTGCAAGCCGCCATCTGACGGGACTGGCTATCAGTTTAAGTACAACCGGCAACATTTTTGCCGGTGCGGGATGCTATCACGGCGACGCCCTGACGGTTTATCCCTACACCCCGGAGGCCATTATTGTCGGAGGGGATTATTTCCCGGCCTCGGCCATTCATTTAATTGATAACCTGAGAGTAAACGCATGACAGTGAAATACTACGCCATTCTGACTAATCAGGGCGCAGCACGGCTGGCTAACGCGACGATGCTCGGCAGTAAGCTGAATCTGACGCAAATGGCCGTTGGTGATGCGAATGGTGTCTTGCCGACACCAGACCCGGCACAGACAAAACTGATTAACCAGAAACGCATTGCACCGCTGAATCTTCTGAGTGTTGACCCGAATAACCAGAGCCAGATTATTGCGGAGCAAATCATCCCTGAGAACGAGGGCGGATTCTGGATCCGTGAGATTGGGCTTTATGATGATGAAGGCGTACTCATTGCGGTGGCGAACTGCCCGGAAACGTACAAACCGCAGTTGCAGGAAGGCAGCGGTCGTACCCAGACTATCCGCATGATTCTGGTTGTCACGAATACCGAAGCTATCACGCTGAAAATCGACCCGTCGGTGGTACTGGCGACCCGTAAATACGTGGATGATGAAGTCCTGGAATTAAGGCTGTATGTGGATGACCAGATGAGAAACCATATTGCCGCACAGGATCCTCATACCCAGTATGCACAGAAACATAATCCGACATTTACCGGAGAACCAAAAGCGCCGACGCCTGCTGCAGGAAATAACACCACGCGGATTGCGACCACTGCGTTTGTTCAGGCGGTTATTACCGCTCTGATTAACGGTGCGCCTGCCACGCTGGATACACTGAAAGAAATTGCCGCAGCCATTAACAATGACCCGAAATTCAGCACCACCATTAACAATGCGCTGGCAGGTAAACAACCGCTGGACAATACGCTGACTAATTTGAGTGGAAAGGATGTAGCTGGTCTTCTCACATACCTTGGAATAGGAGAAACGGGAAAATACGACATTCTGCCAGCATCAAGAGGAGGCACTGGAGCGTCAACTATAGCCGGAGCATTGATAAACTTTGGTCTGAGTGATTTAGTGACTGCCGGATTAGTACAGGTGGAATCTGGTACAGACTTTATTACTGCTAAGATTCCATTTCTGTCCGGTGGTAGAAAGCGATTCCTGATGATACATGCCATCAAGGCGACAATGCCTGCAAATAATAACGGGTATAACCTTACTGTTACATTCCCAACTGCCTATGATAATGCACCGATACCAATTCTTGGCTCGACCGTAGGGTCGACTTCAACAACGGGTGGTACCACAGAGTCAATGAATATTTCATCAGTCACAAAATCGGGTTGCATCATTTCTTCAGCATGGCAAACATGGTCTGAGGGACCGGTATATCTTTTAACGATTGGAGGAGTTGCAGCATGAAATATTATTCACCTTCAATTAATGGATTTCCCGAACAAAAGACTGATGACAGTATTGAGATCAGTGAAGAGGTCTGGAGAATACTTCTTAGTGAAATTTACTCAGGCCGGGAGTTATTTAACGATGGCGGCGTACCCGCTACCCGTGTGCCGCAACCTACGCAAGAACAAGTAATTGCAGCCGCAGAAAATGAGCGCCAACGATTGCTGAATTATGCTGATACCGTAATGCTCGACTGGCGTACAGAATTGATGCTGGGTGAAATCAGCGACGCCAACAGGGCTAAATTGTCGGCGTGGCTGGCTTATAAAAATCAAGTTAAGTCGGTTGATGTGACAACTGACCCTGAGCATGTTAACTGGCCTATTTCCCCGGAGGCGTAGGCCATTCAATATCTGGCGCACCGGAAGTATCGACCAGTTCCAGTGCGTCCAGATAATCCAGCCACGAATTATATTGCGCCAGTTCCTCTCCTTTCAGACGACCAATCGCCGCTTTACCAGGCCATTGCTTACTGTTTATGTATTCGTTGACCTGATTAATCAATTGCTGCTTTTCCAGTTCGGCTGCGGCAATTTGTTCCTCATGAGTTGGCGGTGGAATATCAATCCATGCTGGCATTCCGTCGATGACACCTCTGTATTTTCCTTCTGGTGCTTCCTTCATAAATTCGGCGGCAACAGTGTCGTCAATTTCGATTCCATCATCGGGCCATTCGCCGGATTCCTGATAAGCGATTTTAAGCTCCACAGGGAAAAACGCATTTTTCTCGGCACTGAAAATATATTTCTGCATTTCTACCGTCCTATCGAAATATAACTGAATCTGTATTGCTGTGAGATATCACTGGTTGCCACACGCCACGCTGAATTACTGATATGTTCAAAATTTACAGACAAAACCTGCGGGGCAGGATTCGACGGGTCTGACTGAACGGCATCAGACATAACACTGACTGAAACCATCGGCTGATTAGGGAATGGTATAGGGAAGTGTCCACTGATAAAGCGGGTCGTGTTTCCTGAAAAAGTGCCAAACTGAACAATATATCCACCTGGTAGCCTGAACCATCCCGAACCAGAAGCGAATGCTCCCATATCAGGTATCTGATTATCTCCTGTGCCCACATCCCTTTTCGCCGCTTCTCCTAAACCAACGTTTAAGAAAATGCAGAGGTAACAGCTAACTGGCATCATCCCCGGTTTTTATTCAGGGGGATAATCATGCTTATTGGCTATGTACGCGTGTCAACAAATGACCAGAACACGGAATTGCAGCGTAACGCGCTGGAGTGTGCAGGATGTGAGCTGATTTTTGAGGATAAAATCAGCGGCACGAAGTCCGACAGGCCGGGACTGAAAAAACTGCTCAGAACATTATCAGCAGGTGACACTCTGGTGGTCTGGAAGCTGGACAGGCTGGGGCGTAGTATGCGGCATCTGGTCATTCTGGTTGAGGAACTGCGCGAACGCGGCGTTAATTTTCGCAGCCTGACGGATGCTATTGATACCAGCACGCCGATGGGGCGTTTTTTCTTTCATGTGATGGGTGCCCTGGCTGAAATGGAGCGAGAACTCATTGTCGAGCGGACACGCGCCGGACTGGAAGCGGCCAGAGCCAAAGGTCGTATTGGTGGCGGACGACCGAAACTCACTGCGGGTGAGTGGGAGCAGGTCGGACGGTTGCTGGCTGCGGGGGAATCTCGTCAACGTGTGGCGCTGATTTTTGATATTGGTCTGTCCACGCTCTATAAAAAATTCCCCTCATCAGCGACAAAGAATAAATTGTGTCATCCCTTAGCCAACCGGGACAAATAGCCTGACATCTCCGGCACAACTGAAAATACCACTCACCCATTAACCACGGAGTTAAACGGATGAGTGACTATCATCACGGCGTGCAGGTGCTGGAGATTAACGACGGCACCCGCGTCATTTCCACCGTATCCACTGCCATTGTTGGCATGGTCTGCACGGCCAGCGATGCGGATGCGGAAACCTTCCCCCTCAATAAACCGGTGCTGATTACCAATGTGCAGAGCGCAATTGCAAAGGCCGGTAAAAAAGGCACGCTGGCGGCATCGTTGCAGGCCATCGCCGACCAGTCAAAACCGGTCACCGTTGTCGTGCGTGTGGAAGACGGCACCGGCGACGACGAGGAAACGAAACTCGCGCAGACCGTTTCCAATATCATCGGCACCACCGACGAAAACGGTCAGTACACCGGACTGAAAGCCCTGCTGGCGGCGGAGTCGGTAACCGGTGTTAAACCGCGTATTCTCGGCGTGCCGGGACTGGACACCAAAGAGGTGGCGGTTGCACTGGCATCAGTATGTCAGAAGCTGCGCGCTTTCGGGTATATCAGCGCATGGGGCTGTAAAACCATTTCCGAGGTGAAAGCCTACCGCCAGAATTTCAGCCAGCGTGAGCTGATGGTCATCTGGCCGGATTTCCTCGCATGGGATACGGTCACCAGTACCACCGCCACCGCGTATGCCACTGCCCGTGCACTGGGCCTGCGCGCTAAAATCGACCAGGAGCAGGGCTGGCATAAAACGCTGTCCAATGTCGGGGTGAACGGTGTTACCGGCATCAGCGCATCTGTATTCTGGGATTTGCAGGAGTCCGGCACCGATGCTGACCTGCTTAACGAGTCAGGCGTCACAACGCTGATTCGCCGTGACGGTTTCCGCTTCTGGGGTAACCGTACCTGTTCTGATGACCCGCTGTTCCTCTTTGAAAACTACACCCGCACCGCGCAGGTGCTGGCCGATACGATGGCTGAGGCGCACATGTGGGCGGTGGACAAGCCCATCACCGCAACGCTGATTCGCGACATCGTTGACGGCATCAATGCCAAATTCCGTGAGCTGAAAACAAACGGCTATATCGTGGATGCGACCTGCTGGTTCAGCGAAGAATCCAACGATGCGGAAACCCTTAAGGCCGGAAAACTGTATATCGACTACGACTATACCCCGGTGCCTCCTCTTGAAAACCTGACCCTGCGCCAGCGTATTACCGATAAATACCTGGCAAATCTGGTCACCTCGGTTAACAGCAATTAAGGAGCCTGACCGATGGCAATGCCGCGCAAACTCAAGTTAATGAACGTCTTTCTGAACGGCTACAGCTATCAGGGCGTTGCAAAGTCCGTCACGCTGCCAAAACTGACCCGTAAGCTCGAAAACTATCGCGGTGCGGGGATGAACGGCAGCGCACCGGTAGACCTCGGCCTTGATGACGATGCGCTGTCAATGGAGTGGTCGCTCGGGGGCTTCCCGGATTCGGTTATCTGGGAGCTTTACGCCGCAACCGGTGTGGATGCCGTGCCGATTCGTTTTGCAGGCTCTTACCAGCGCGACGATACCGGCGAAACGGTGGCCGTCGAAGTGGTCATGCGTGGGCGTCAGAAAGAAGTCGACACCGGCGAGGGTAAACAGGGAGAAGATACCGAGTCGAAAATCTCCGTGGTCTGCACCTATTTCCGGCTGACGATGGACGGTAAGGGGCTGGTCGAAATTGACACCATCAACATGATTGAGAAGGTGAACGGCGTCGACCGGCTGGAGCAACACCGCCGCAATATCGGCCTGTGATTTTCATCCGGTCAGCCAGGCTGACCGGTTAACCCCGATTCAGAAGTGAGAAAACCATGAACAAAGAAAATGTCATTACCCTGGACAATCCGGTCAAACGTGGTGAGCAGGTTATCGAACAGGTCACGCTGATGAAACCCAATGCCGGGACGCTGCGCGGTGTCAGTCTGGCTGCGGTTGCAAACTCCGAAGTCGATGCACTGATTAAGGTGCTGCCGCGCATGACGGCACCGATGCTGACCGAGCAGGAAGTCGCCGCGCTGGAACTGCCTGACCTTGTGGCGCTGGCCGGTAAGGTGGTCGGTTTTTTGTCGCCGAACTCGGTGCAGTGACGTTTCCAAAAAATCTCTCGGTCGATGACCTGATGGCGGATGTGGCAGTGATATTTCACTGGCCGCCATCAGAACTGTATCCCATGAGCCTGACCGAACTCAACACATGGCGCGAAAAGGCGCTCCGGCGAAGCGGAAACACGAATGAGTAACAATGTAAAATTACAGGTATTGCTCAGGGCTGTTGACCAGGCATCCCGCCCGTTTAAATCCATCCGCACAGCGAGTAAGTCGCTGTCGGGGGATATCCGGGAAACACAAAAATCACTGCGCGAGCTGAACGGTCACGCATCCCGTATTGAGGGATTTCGCAAGACCAGTGCACAGCTCGCCGTGACTGGTCATGCACTTGAAAAGGCACGGCAGGAGGCCGAAGCCCTTGCCACACAGTTTAAAAATACCGAACGACCGACCCGTGCTCAGGCGAAAGTGCTGGAATCCGCAAAGCGTGCGGTGGAGGACTTACAGGCGAAATATAACCGCCTGACGGATTCCGTTAAACGCCAGCAGCGGGAACTGGCCGCTGTGGGAATTAATACCCGCAATCTTGCACATGATGAGCAGGGACTGAAAAAACGTATCAGTGAAACCACCGCACAACTTAACCGTCAGCGCGACGCGCTGGCGCGTGTCAGTGCGCAACAGGCAAAACTTAACGCAGTAAAACAGCGTTATCAGGCCGGAAAGGAACTGGCCGGAAATATGGCCTCAGTAGGCGCTGCCGGTGTGGGGATTGCGGCGGCGGGAACGATGGCCGGAGTTAAGTTACTGATGCCCGGTTATGAGTTTGCGCAGAAAAACTCAGAATTGCAGGCCGTGCTCGGAGTGGCAAAAGACTCCGCCGAAATGACCGCACTACGCAAGCAGGCGCGCCAGCTTGGCGACAACACCGCCGCCTCGGCGGATGATGCAGCCGGTGCGCAGATTATCATTGCGAAAGCCGGCGGGGATGTTGATGCCATTCAGGCGGCAACGCCGGTCACGCTGAATATGGCGCTGGCGAACCGTCGCACGATGGAAGAAAACGCCGCCCTGTTGATGGGGATGAAATCCGCCTTTCAGCTTTCAAACGATAAGGTCGCTCATATCGGGGATGTTCTCTCCATGACGATGAACAAAACCGCCGCCGATTTTGACGGCATGAGCGATGCGCTGACCTATGCCGCACCTGTGGCAAAAAATGCCGGTGTCAGCATTGAAGAAACCGCCGCAATGGTCGGGGCGCTGCATGATGCAAAAATTACCGGTTCAATGGCGGGGACGGGAAGCCGTGCCGTGTTAAGCCGTCTGCAGGCACCGACGGGAAAAGCATGGGATGCACTGAAAGAGCTTGGTGTGAAAACCTCAGACAGCAAGGGAAACACCCGGCCAATATTTACCATTCTGAAAGAAATGCAGGCCAGTTTTGAGAAAAACCGGCTCGGTACTGCCCAGCAGGCTGAATACATGAAAACTATTTTCGGGGAGGAGGCCAGCTCAGCCGCCGCCGTGCTGATGACTGCCGCCTCAACCGGAAAGCTGGACAAACTGACCGCTGCGTTTAAAGCCTCGGACGGGAAGACCGCCGAGCTGGTAAATATCATGCAGGACAACCTCGGCGGTGACTTTAAAGAGTTTCAGTCCGCTTATGAGGCGGTGGGGACTGACCTGTTTGACCAGCAGGAAGGCGCACTGCGTAATCTCACACAGACGGCCACAAAGTATGTGTTAAAACTCGATGGCTGGATCCAGAAAAACAAATCACTGGCGTCAACCATCGGCCTCATTGCCGGTGGCGCACTGGCGCTTACTGGCATCATCG